GTGTCTGGTAAATAATTACCAATAGTATAATTAGGAATACGATTTACATCAATATTAATCCCAAATGATTGAAGTCTATTAGTAGTAAAAATCCCAATATTTGTATCTATAAAAAATGGATCTCCAACATTAAATGTATTTAAATTTATTGGTTTTGGGCTAAAAGATATTTGAGAACCTGGCCAATTAAAAATAACCCCTTTTATGTCAACAGTTGGATACTCTCCTAGTCTATAATTTAAAGAATAATTAGTCAAATATCCATCTGTAAATGTTACATATCTATCACCGTATTCAACTCTACCAGAAAATTAATTAATTCCAGTATAAGGTAAAAATCTGTCACTATCACTTAATATATAAGACAGATCAAATTCGGCAACTGGAAGACCATCTTTTGTATAATTAATTGAATCATTTATAGATATTTGAGGAATTACCTTAAGATCAATCCCAACATTAAAACTTTTTATTCCAGATACCAAAGAATCATTTAGATAAAAGTTTTGATTTTCTATAGAATAGACATTAAACATTAACTATAATTACACTTCTTTTAAGTGTAAAATATAGGAGGTAAAAGGTATATATGGCTAGTATTTACGATACAGTTCCAACTTGGCTTATAGGATCTACTTATAAGAAGTACGATATTGTAAAAGGCAGTGATAATAAATACTATTATTCAATAATAGATTCAAATGTTGGTCAAAATCCAGTCGCTTCAAGCAATCTTCAAGTTGAGTGGGATGGATATATATCTTTAAATAGTGTATTATATCCAAATTTTTGGTGGAAACCTTCTTATGGATCGGAGTTTTTGAATAGTCCTAGAATAAAAATAAATCAATTTGGAAATGGTTATCAACAAAGAATACAAGAATCTATTAATAATAATTTAAAACAGATCGGTTTAAATTTTGAAAATAGAAGTGAGTTAGAAACTGTATCAATTTTACATTTTTTACAAGAAAGAAACTCTAAAGAAAGCTTTGTTTATAATTTACCCACAATTTATTCCAAGCCTAATACTAAGACTATGTTTACTTGTCCCACATGGACAGTTCAGCCTGTTTCCTATAATCTTTATAATATAAAAGTTGAATTTTCTGAGGTAGCAGAATAACATGACTCAACAAAATACCTATTTATCAATTATAAGTGGTAGTAGGGATATTAGAGAAAATCTTCTATCTTCTAGTCCATCACAATTAATTGAATTATTTGAAATAGATTTTTCTGAAATTCATCCAGTAACAAAAACATTAAGTTACGGAAATAATCAGCCAACTAATATGGGAGTTTTACGTATTTACAATAATTTCAATCTATTTAAATTAACAAATAATCCATACGGAATAATTAATTGGCAAAATAATTCTTATTATCCATTTCCTATAAAAGCAGAGGGATTCGAGTATAATTCATCCACCACATTACCTACGCCAAAAATATCAATATCAAATTTTTCTCCTGATAATTCTAATAATTCTTTCTATAACTACATTAGAATGCAAATTCAATCTCTTGATGATATAATTGGTGCAAAATTTACAAGGATTAGAACATTTTTAAAATATTTAAACTCTTCAAACTTTCAAGAAGGATATAATATATATGCAACAAATACTGGAATTTACGAAATAGAACTTCCAAAAGACATATACTATATAGATAGAAAAACTATAGAAAACGCCTCTATTGTTGAATATCAACTTAATACAATTCTTGATTTAGAAAATTTAACTTTTCCAGGGAGGACAATATATTCAAAAAAATGTCCTTTTCAATATCGTGGAGAAGGATGTTGTTATGAATACAATAGTAGATTGACCTCGTTGCATAGTGGAATTTACGCAGATACAGTGAATCCTGATTTTAATGTAAAAGGTCTTTTAACTGCTCCACCAGTAGCAACAGAAAATAATCAATTATTTATTGGTGGAATTTTTCCCACAGGACAAATTGGAGCTAGCGCAATATTTAGGATCACTGGATCAAATCAAGGAAGCAATGGTTCACTTGGTAATTCTGGCGCTTGGAATATAAATAATACATATGTTTCTGGTGATTTTGTTTTTTTAGAAAATAAAAATTTAAAAAATTATTTTGTTTGTATTAAAAATCATATCTCAAATGTTTTTGATACACCTTTAAATAAAAATTATTGGGAAGCAGACGTTTGTTCTAAGGACATTTCAGCCTGCAGGCTTAGATGGTTAAAAAATCCTGCATTTAGACCAGTTATTTGGCCAACCAATAGAGGAGGAGAAAATTATAATGATACTGCTAAAAGAATTTATTGGACGTATTATGGTAATGAAAGCCTTTGGGTAACTGGAATTGCTGGTAGACAAGTATATTTTCCTAGAAGACCTGGAGCTGAAGATCCTAGTTCTCCAAATTCTCATGGAATTCCTAAAGATGCAAACGGTAATTATTTAAATGGATTTTTACCATTTGGCGGATTTCCTGGAACAAATAAACCAAATGTTTAATAAAAAAATTAAAGACTCTGTTCGCGAAGCATGCTTAAAAGATGATACGCAAGAAGCATGTGGTTTTATAGTTTTTGAAAATGATTTTATGTGTATTCCATGTAAAAATATAGCTCCCGATCCAATTAACTTCTTTAAAATTTCTTCTATTGATTTTTTGAAAACAAAATATATATATAATAAAATATATTATATATATCATAGTCATATAAGTGAAAACTGTGAATTTTCTGAATTAGATAAAGCATGCTCTGAATCTTTAATGATACCAATAATACTACATAATATTAAAAAAAATATATTTAAAGTATATGAATCAACTAATTTAAAGAAATTAACTCCAACGATACATTTTGCATGTAATTCTTTAGGATAAAAATATGATAAAAGTCAATTTACATGGTAAATTAGGGCAAGATATTGGAGAATCTTGGGATCTTGAAGTTTCAAGCGTAGCCGAAGCTTTAAATGCGATAGAAGTAAATACAAAAAAATTAAGAAAATATTTAATAAATAATTTAGATTATGGGTATGAAATATTAATAAATAGTACTCCTCTTTTTTCTGAAATTCCAGATATTAAAAGTATAGAAGAAATTAAAAATACAGAATTATTTATGATTTTAGATGAAAAAATTCAAACAATAGATATTGTGCCTTGTTTAATTGGCGCAGACATCTTTCAAGATGTTATTAATTTTGTTAAAAGTCCAGTTGGTCAAATAACAGTGGGTGCAATAGGATTAGCAACTGGAATAGGAATTGGAGTCGCTTTCCCTAGCTTCATGCCTCTTGCAGTTAGCATTGGAGTAGCTAGCATAGGTCTAATTTCTGCTGGAACTAGCGCATTATTATCTAAACCTCCACCAAATATACCATTTACGGCTAAACAAGCTGATCCAATAGCTGGAACAGCAGGTGGAGCAAATTCATATCTTTTTAATGGACCATCGAATACAGTTGGGGAAGGTGGACCAGTACCAGTAGGATATGGTACTTTATTAGTTGGTGGAAATAATGTTTATGGAAATTATAATATATTATATAGAGCGTATGTAGGTAAATATGATAGCGTAACTGAACAATCTATTCTTGAAGGAGATAATCAATATATATTCAATTCAAGATGTTATTTAATAAGTCAGAATTCCCTATCTTCAATTCCTTTTTAATTTATGGCAATTAATAAATATGCAGACGGCTTGGCTTACGTATTATTTCCTGGAAATTTAGGATATGGAGCGGTTGGATATAATTTTCCAAATAGCACTGCTCAAGATGATGGTGGTGGAGTTGGAGCTATATCTTTATCTTTTAGCGGTTCTATTATTCCATATCTTGGCACAGAATATGTGACAGGTTGGGGATATGGACCTAGTGGATTTTATTCTGCTTACACCCCATTAGCAACATTAAAAACTGATACTTATAAAGATTTTAGATTTGGATTTGGTAGTAGTATACCAAATACAACATATTCAAACGTAGATAATAATGCTCCAGATTTAAAATCTATTTTTTCTGTAGATAAAAGTAGAGCAACTGAAATTGCTTATGGTAGTAAAAAAAATCTAACAGCACTAAGTTCTATTTCCGAAATAAATATTTTAGATTTAGTTTGCGAAGGTCCAATTGAAGGTTTTCCTACTGGAAAATATTATTATAGTTTAAGCGGTAAAACTACTGGAGATATTGGTTATAGTTCATTTAGTTTTGAACCTTACGGATCAACAAATAGTGTGCCAGAAGCTAGATCTATATTCTGGGACGAAGTGCCGCTGGCAGATCAAAAAGGATTTAATAATTTTCAATATTCAGATTATAAATTTACTTATGGAGAAAAAACAAACGACCATACAGTTTATAATCCATATTTAAATCTTTACGAGGAAAGAAGAGACTATTTTGGAAAACAAGTAGATAAAAATAAGATACCAATTCAAACTTCTGTGACAAAATCAATTAATGAAAGAATTTATGGATATTATCTCATCAGCGGTAGCCAAAGAATACTAACACCAAAAACATATTACGTATACAATACAGACATTTCTTCCATAAAAATTAATATTAAAATATCAAGTCTATACGAACAAATAGTTAAAGGTAGCAATGCTGGGGATATAGAACAGCAAGAAGCGCAATTTCAATTTATAATTTATAGACTTTTGAAAGATTACTCTTTAGTTCAATTAGACACCTCAAAATATCCACCTTTTGAAACAGATGCTTGGTCAAATGACGAAATAACTCTAAAGGGTAAAATTTCAACTTCGCCAATCATTTGGACATACGAAGTTACACTAAGACCATTTGCCGAAAATAGACCAACTTTTCCATTATTTAATGATCAAATTGGTTGGGTAATAGATATTATCAAAACATCCAGAGAGGCTACTTCTTCCAGTCTTATGAGCGAAACTTCAATAGATAGTATCACAGAAGTTTATTCCGATAGATTTGTTTATCCAGATTCTGCATTAATATTTTCAAAATTTGATGCAAGATATTTTAGCTCAATTCCCAGTAGATCCTATTTACTAAAACTTTTAAAAGTTAAAATTCCTGTCAATTATGATCCTATTACAAGAAGCTATAGTGGCCCTTGGAATGGTAAATTTAAAGTTGCATGGACAGATAATCCAGCTTGGTGCTTTTATGATATTATAACAAATAATAGATTTGGATTAGGTAAATATATAGACGCTAAACTAGCAGATAAATGGAATTTATATGAAATAAGTCAATATTGCGACCAATTAGTAAGTGATGGAGTTGGTGGATTAGAGCCAAGATTTAAATGCAACGTATATTTTGGCACAAAAGAAGAAGCGTATAAGGTTTTAAATGATATGGCCAGTTTATTTTTAGCCATACTTTACTATTCTGCTGGTCAAATATTCTTATCTCAAGATTCTCCAAAAGATTCAATTTATTTATTTAATAATAGTAATGTTATTGCACCTGGATTTTCTTATTCTGATGCTTCAAAAAAATCGAGAAAAACAGTAGCAGTAGTAAGATATAATGACGAAAACGACAACTATAAACCAGCCATAGAGATAGTTGAAGATGTTGGAGCTATGCTTAGACTTGGAATTAGAGAAACAGAAATTACTTCTTTTGGATGCACAAACAAAAATCAAGCAAGAAGAGCTGGAAAATGGCTTCTTGCGACTCAAAATTTAAATACAGAAACTGTAGAATTTCAAGTAGGTTTAGAAGGTAGTTTTGTAAGACCTGGAGATGTTATATCTATTTATGATCAAGCAAGAAAAAATTTAAGTTACGCAGGTAGGACTCTAGAATTAACAACTGGATATGCGGTATTGGATTTACCATATAATTCTACAAATACATATGCATTAAGTGGTATTAATGTAAATAATTCATTCATGTTTGACGTTATAACTCCAACATATAATTTAGATTTTGGAACAAATTTGGGTGATTTGTATGCTACAGGCTATGCCTCTTCTGTAAATTCTTCTGGAATTAGTGGATTAAATAGTTCATTTTTCAAAAGAAGTCAAATACAATCTATTAAAATTAATAGTCCAAAAAATTATATAACAAGTGGATCTGGAATATATTCTAATAACATAAGAATAAACTTTCCTTCTCCTTTATTAAATATAAGTAGTGGATATTTATTTCCTCAAAGTGCCCCATGGATTATAAATATAGATACCACTGGTTATTTGCCTGCAGGCATCAATACAAGATCTAAGATAAATAATGATGCTCAAACTGTTTATCCAGGTTATTATTTAGAATCTTATTTAAATAAATCTCAAAAATATAAAGTTTTAAATATTATAGAAAATGATAATGCTATATTTACAATTAACGCTCTAAAATATGATGATCAAAAATTCAAAGATATAGATAATATTGGACAACTAGTTAATGTACCAATAAGGCCAAGCCTACCTGTTCAACCTGAATTAAGACTTAGTAATCTTTTTAGAGATAAAAATGGTTGTTATTTTACCCCATATCTTGGTGATTATGCAACATATGGATGCGGAGATCCAACTTTAGGTGATGTACCCTACTCAACAAATCAAGGTGGGATTAATAGTATAATATATGATATAATTCCAAAAGGAAATTCTTTAAATACTGTTTATTATACATATGTTAAAACTGGTACAAATTTTGGCTCTACAACATCAACAGAAAATTTTGTAAGCGCAATTTCAGCTGAAAATATAAAAACTGGAGTATCATTTAATTCAGAATTATACACTCCAATATTTCCTCCTTTTATAACTCCACTTTATACTGGCTTTTATTATTTTAGAGTTTTTGCACAAAATAGTATAGGAGAAAGATCGTCACCAGCTACAGGACTGTTAATTTTTAGAAACCAAATTTCTGCAGCTGACGTAACTGCGTCTGGAGTTAATGTATACTAATTATGAAAATAAATAATCTTGATTTAACTTTTGAATGGGATACTATAAGAGCAATCCAAGAATATTTTGGAATTTACGAAGATTTTCCTAACTATGACGTTACAATAAGAAATACTGAAAATGAAATAATACAACAATATAAAAATATTAATGATTATGAGCCAGCAATAGATAAAGTCGCTAGAAGGATAATCGGTACCCCTAAAATAAAGTTTTATAGCAGCGTTTCTAGAAATAGAGCGAAAAATATTTTTAAATATGATTTTATAAATAATTATTCAAAATATAAAGAATTAAAAAATGAATTAGGATTTTTTAAAAAATTAAAATTTGAAATTAAATATAACAAATCTGAACAAACTTTTCAAAATGAAATAGAGTATGATGAAATAGAAAATTTAAATAAAAATCTTTTATTTAATAAAATATATAGAAGTTCAGATTATGTTAGTATAAAAATGTTAATAAATAAAGATTATTTTGATGAAAAAAATATATTTTCTTTTTTAATTTTAAGCGAGGTTTCTAATAAAATTTTAAAAAATAAAAAATTAAATAATATATTTATAAAAGATATTAAAGAGAAATGGTTAAATGTAAATAATTCAGTAACATTGCTAACTATTCCTTTTCTTGAGACCGACATAGTAGAGATTTCAGAAAATTTAAATATTAAAATTATTCCATTAAATTATTTTCAATCTGAATTATATTCTTTTTTAATTTCAAAAGAATCTGAAGAAGACGTAAATAGTTTATATCAAGAATACTTTCCTAATCAATGCTTTAATATTGGAAAAATTTATAAACAATCACTAAATAATGATACCGTAGCATTTTATCAAAATTACATATATTTATTTAATAAAGATAGTATTGAAACCAATTCATTACAAACAGATTTAAATATCAATGATATGATTTTTAATAAATATTTTCCTTTACTTAATAAGGCTCAATCTAACAAAACGATCTGCTTATCTGATGATTTAAACACTGATGATGTTTTAGATAATACTTACAATTTAGAAAAGGATTATTTAGGATATTATGCAAAAGGTTTAATTGATTATGAGGATGTTATAATAGATCTTGATTATCTTCAAAATCAAGGTATCAGAAGCGCTAAAATACTAGAAATTGAGGAATTACCTGATACTTGTAATATTTATATTGAATTTATAACATCTTTTTATAACAATGAAAAATTTTATATAGAAACTAGTAATAATCTTAAATTCCATGAAAAGTACAAAAGATTAATTGAAGATAAAGAATATATTACTTTATTATTTAAATACTCTTATGATCTACAAAATTTAAATGAATATTTAAGTGAAAATAGTTCTATTAATAAATCTCAAATATTAGCAGACAAAGACTTAATCAACTTTTCTGTTAAATTAATAATATAATTATTTTCTGAGAATCCCGCCAGGTCTTTGTTGTTGATTGATAACTTCCATTACTTGATTTTTGATTAAAGTTGCCAAAGCCTTGCTATCTTCATTCCTTTTTTGATTATTTTCTTGAGTACTTGAAGTGGAATTTTGATTCATATTATCAGATGTTACTTCTCCACCGCTAACATTAACTGTTATGTTTACATTATTCGTAGAGACAGCAGTACCTACTTCACCTACTTGGTTCATTGAATTTCCAACTGTTCCACCATTAGCGAATTTTTTTGCTCTTCCAGAATTGAGATCATCAAAGAATTTTTTGCCATACATATTTACGGCTTGTTTTCTCATTACGAATTCACCACCCATTAAAAGAGCTGGAATATCATCTTTGCCACTAGAACCACCGTTTGCAAAACCTTTAATATATCCACCATTTGCTCTTGGCATTGGAGTGCTATAACGAAATGGCGCAGAGCTAGCATAGTTTTGTCTTGCAGCAGATCCACCTCCCAAAACTGCAGATTCTCCGTATTTTGATTTACTTCCAAATACTCCCTTAAATCCTCCCATTGAAGAAAATTGACTTGCTCCTGCTCCTAAAAGACCAAGACCAAACCCCATGATTGCACCCCTGCTTCTTGCACTTTTTTGTCGATTATATTCGTCCCTAATTTGTTGATTTAACTTTTGATTCTCAGCGTAAGCATCCCTATTTTCTCTTTGAACATTTTCTACATAATTTAAGTAATCATATAAAGCCGCTTCTCTTTCTTTACGTCTGGCATTTTGTGGATTATTTTCATCAGTTATAGCTCGTAAACTTAATCTTTGATCAATTACGTCCTCTCCTGCAGTAGGATAAAGAGCATCATTATATCTATAAGTATTTGCTCCTAAAAATTGAGCTTCTCCACCACCAGCAAATTTTTGGACTCTTCCGCCATATTTAAAAAATTCAAAATCATTATCATCATCTTTATATTTACCAAATGCTGCGTTAAGCACAGGAGCAACCACTGGGTTCATTGCTGCTGCACCTTGACTGATTGCTTTGGCGGCTATTCCCATCACCATCTTCGGTAGTATACCACCCAAAAAGTTTTTTTGAACTTTTCCTTCATTTAGCATTTGCAAATATTCTCGACCATATTTATTAACAGCACTTTTTCTTATAACATATTCTCCACCGCTCAACATAGCTGGAACATCATCTTTATTTCCTGATCCGCCAGTTACATTACCACCAGATGAATACCCTTTAACAATTCCACCTTTTGATTTAAATAATGAACCAAAGAAATCTCCGATTCCACCACTACCACCAAAGATATTACTAGTACTACCAAAAAGTGAACCAAAAATTTGATTTGTTGCAAATTCTAATGCTAATTGTTGTATTCTCTCACTAATATTATTAGCCATTTTTGTAAATGCATCACTTGCTGTTTCTGTTCCATTCGCAAAAGATAAAAAGGCATTATTAAATTCACTTTTAATAGTTCGCGCTGCATCTGCTGCTCCAAGTTGAGCTTGTCTATAAGAGTCTTCTGTTCTATTATCAAACTCATCAAAAAATGAAGCTGGAAAATCTTCTAGTTTTGTTTCTCCGCCTAATATTCTTTTTTCTCTTCCAGCCTGTCTTGCGCCTCTAAAATCTTCAGCAAACATCAATCCTCGCGCTCTTTGATTTAAAGCTACAAGTTCTTCTTGGCTACCTTGAACCGCTAAAATAAATTTATCTAAATCTATAACGCCCTTTTTGTGCAAATTGTTTGTTTGCTCTATGAATTTAGCGTTAACTTTTCTTCTTTCTGTTTCGTTTAATATAGATGAATATATTTGTTGTTGAGCGTCTAGAACTCTTGTTGTAGCAATACGATTAGCTTTCAAATTCAAGTCTTTATCTAAAACTTCTTTGCTGTATTCTTGTAGAGATTTTATGTCTATATTCTCTCTAAAAGCATTGGCTGACGCTACATTTGAAGAAACATCACCTGCAAAATCTGCTCTTCTTAGAAAATCATCTTTTAGAAATTTTTTAGTTACTTCTTTTATTTCTTTATTTAAACTCTTTGTATCTATACCTAACTCTTTGAATCTTTGGATTAATGCAAATGAACCTTGATCAAGATCATTAAAAGAAAATTTTTCTAATTGAGTTAAAACTTGACTTGTGGTTTCTTTATCTAAACCAGCTTTTAATAATAAATTTCTGATAGGACCCAAAATAGCAGCCGTTTCTTTTATTAAATTTGCTTCATTTGGTGAAACAATTGATCCTTGAGCACCAGTAATAGTTGGAGCAAAGATTTGATCTTCTGACATTCCTCCGACTGATTCTCGCCCAATTACTGGTGTACCTTGACCATATTTTGCATTTCTTTCTTGAAGTGCAATTAATACGCTTTTTATTTCTTGATTAAATTCATCTCCTAATTTTGGATTACGAACAATTTCTCCTGCGAGAGATGTTCCTTGTTTTGTTTTTAAATTTAAGATTGTATCTGTAAATCTTTGTAATTCTTTTGGTTCTAAAGTGCTATCTGTAGCAATCTGGATTATATTTGCTAGATTATCTGTATTTATCGCCGAAGTTTGTAGTGCAATTTGAATTTTTCCTAAATATTGAGTGATATTATCAAAATTTCCAGCAGATATTGCATCTTTAAAACCTTTTTGTAATTCTGTTGGAGTATTTGATAATATTGTAGCTAATGATTCATTACTATCTGATAATATTTTTTGTTTTTCTGCGCTAGTAAGAGTTTCATCTTTTAATTTTTCTAAAACTTGATTATAGGATTGTGCTGCAGACGAAAAGGCTTCTAATTTATCTTTATTGTTTTCAGAAGCAACAATTAAATCTTTAGTTGCTTGGTCTGCAGATCCTAGCGCCCCTATCAATCCTGGTATCAAAGTAGATAAAGCTATGCCAGCACCCACTTTTGCTCCTCCTCCTAAAAGCGCAGTTCCTACACCAAATGAAGCAGCTTGACCTACAGTCGAGACGATTTGCTTATTTTTATCACCTTCAATTCTAGAATTTACAGTTTCTACTATTTTATTAATACCATAAATAAGTGCAGCAGAAATTGCTTGCTGCACAGCAAATCTAATTACTGTATTACCTAGTATAGCTCCACCTACTGCTACAGCAGGAAGAACAAAATTAGGAACAAAACCATTTGCAGCTCCTGCAGTTTTAGCTTTGCTACCAGCTCTAGATACTCCTTGACTCAAACCAAGAGGCTCATCTTTTGTGTTGTAGACTCCTAGACCAAGAGGGTTCGAAGCAGAAGTCAATCTTTTGTCTTTACCAATTCTTATTCTAGATGGAGATGTTCCAGCCATAACTTCTCTATTTATAGAATCATTTAGTGCTGAAAAGTTAGGTATAAAACCTTTAGATTTACTTTTACTAGAAGAAGTTTTTGGGATTTTACCATTTAATAATTCTGTAAATGGAAGATTAGGGATATTAGAATTGTAAGCCTTTTTAATTATAGATCTAATTGCTGTAGAATCAGAGGTTAATTTTGCATCAGCTTTAATTAAGTTAGATTTAAATCCAAATCTTGATTTAAATTGTGTACTTGCTGCTCCAGATTCTTCAAAATCAAAAGGTCTTCTGAAATCGTCATCTACAGATTCTACAAATTTTCCTGGATTTTTTGTAGCAATTTTTACTACTGTTTCAAAAAGATCTCCTATAGCTCCTGGAGGCAAGAAGCTTTTACCATTTTTAATTTTTCCAAGTACTTTATCTACTCCATCTGATTGATTTCCTAATGCACTACCCACAAACTGTGTTGCTACATTAGCTAAAGGTGGTAAAAGTTGTTCTGTTAATAATTTAATAAACTCGTTTGGCTTTTGCTTATCTAAAGCGTCTAATGACCTAACTTGTACCTTATCAAATTGAACCATATTTAAACCTATAGATGGGTCGGCTTTAACTGCGTTAGAAAACATTGGTAATGTAGCCAGCGAAGTAGAGGTAGGCACATCACCGCTTTTGCCTCTTAAAGATAAAACTCCTAAAGTTTCTGCGTTAAAAGATTTAGTTATTTTAGTTGGATTTTTAGTAGAAGCTCTACCTGCCAATATCTTTTGTTTGGCTAAATTTACAGCTGTTGATTCGGCCTCTGTTAAACGATTAGTAAATGTTGAATTTGATGTTAGTGATCTTATATCTCCTTTAGATAAAGCTTTATTTATTGCTGCTTGTACAGCTGGAGATATTGCTGAGAAATTTGGTATAAAACCAGAGCTTGCATATGGATTAAATCCATATACTGAATCAAATTGACTTTTATAATTTTTCCCAGCTTTGCTAGTTTGAGGAGGCATAATTGCTGGTTGATCCATTCCAGGAAATTTTTTAACTTTTTCTGCTGAATTATAAGTTACAGAACCTTCTCCAGG